TCCATCAGGAAGGTCATCCAACACAATAGGCTCAAGTTTCATAATATACCTCACATAGTAGGAAGTGACGGTAAACTTACTGATAATCTCTACCATATTGTCAGGCAAGTCAAGTCTCAATGACCTTCTGTTATTGGCTCCTCTAAAAGGATTCTTCCTAATTCTGTGGTACTCATCCTGTGTGACAGGCACAACCTCCATAGAAGTTTCTTCACCACATTTACCATCAGAGACACACACACTTTCATAGGTAATGAACCAAAGGTTTTCTGGAAGAGTGAAGAATCTGGTCTTCTTGGTTTTATCTATACCAATAGGAGTACCTGAGGTATTAGTCTCTGGGATGAGAGACACTTCCCTGATAAGGTTAGACAGGTATCTTCTCAGCTCCTCAGTCTCTTCAAAGCTTTGGAGAGAGGAGTTTCTGCCATTATATAACGAGAGAACTATCTCCTCCTGTGCTTTGGTAAGATAGAGGGATTTCTCGTACTCATCAAACTCTATGGTGTCAGGGGCTTCTTTGTCATCAAAGTCCCTGAACCTCCTGTAAGAATTTACAAGAATGTCAAACTGATTTGAAAATTCCTCATTCTTCATAAGCTACCTATGCATTATTGTCTGCCCTTGCTACTCTCTGGCCTCCTCTGGTAGAGATAGCCAGCTCAACAGCTCTTTGCAGTATCTCTGGGTGCAGGATAGGATTCAACTCACAATCCTGTGCCTTGGTAAAACCATCAATCTCAAGTCCATCAGGGAGGTCTGCAACAATGATGGGACATGGCCTGCGCACATACCTGATGACATATTTCTCTATGCTCTCATTGGCTGTAAGATTGAAGATAGGTATCAGCTCTGACTTAATGTCAAAGCCAGTACTGTTATTCTGAAACATCCTCCATGCCTGCTTCTTCTTGGGTTGTGCATAAGGCTTGGACATCTCTCTGTCATACTCCTTATAGTTAAGAGGCACAACTACATAGTCCTTACTATAGGAACCACTCTCTCCAACAGGCTTCTCTGTCACCAGCTTCTCATTGAGAATAAACAGCACATCAGTAGTACCTGCTTCCTCTACCCATACTGTCTGGCCTTCCTGCTCTACAGGATGCTTTCTGGGAGGCATCTGATAGATAATACCCCTATCATCAAAAGGCATGGCATCTTCACCAGTGTAGGGCTGGAGACTGGCTACCTTGATAAGGGAGCTGAAGTCTACCTGTCTCTCTGTAGTGTCATCAAAGCCATCACCTGTAGAGTTCTTCTTCCTGTCAAAGAAACTCTTGACTACTATATCTTGTGCCTGAGTGAGGAACACTGACTTCTCATATTCATCCAAAACCACTTCTTCCTTGGAAGCCTGTTCTCCAAAGTCAGCTTGTGTGTTGTACGAATTTAAAAGAGTGTCAAAGGCATCTGAAAACTCCTGTATCTTCATAGCTATTTATTTTTATTAGTTATTACTCGCTCCTCTGGCCTGCTTGTATCACTGACTGAAGATTATCCTGACCTGTAGTTGTCCAAGCTACCTTGGCAAGTTCTACTGCTCTCTGAAGTATCTCCTCATGAAGGATTGGGTCTAACTCACACTCACACTGCCCGCTTTTACCATTGATAGTTAATCCATCCAGATTGGAGACAATAATTGGATTAGGTCTTCTAATATATCTCAGGGTGTAGTTTTGAATTACATCTCCAGGACCTACAACCAAATCTGCCTTATTGGATACTTGGTTATTGATAAGTCTCCATGCCTGATACTTCAAAGGTCTCTTATAAGGCTTACTCATCAGTCTGTCGTATTCCTCAAAAGAGATAGGCTTTACAGTTAAAATCACATCTCTTCCACCTCTAAGAACTTCCACACGCTCATTGATAATCATCATGACATTGGAAGGAAGAGTGGCACATTTGGATTCATCCCTGTTGTCATAGAGAGGAGTACCAAATCCAGTAACTTGTGAGTCAGATACTCTGATATAATGGTCAGCAATAGGATCACCATTTTCATCATAGGCTTGCGCATACTGATAGGTACTAGTTGCATCACTGCCTGAAGTTCTGGTATAGGTTGCATTACCATCTTTATCAGTAACATCGCTATCTGTAGTATAAGTATAGACAATATTCTGAACAGAGGATATAGAAGTAAGCATGGAAAAGTCTATCTGCCTCTTCTGATTACCATCAAAGCCTTCCCCAAGCTTATTAGACTTGGGATTGAAATAGTTTTTAAGTATTTCGTCCTGTGCTTTTGTTAGGAAGATACTCTTCTCATAAGCATTCAGACCTGGAGCCTGATTTGAAGTAATATTGTTGTATAAAACCTCAAACGCATCATCAAATTCCTGTGCAGTCATATCTCTATACTTTTATGTTTAAAGGGAAGGGGCATAGCCCCAACCCTTATTTGTTTTCTTCTTTTAACTTAGCCTGCAAACTAAACAGCACCTCTTGATTCTTAGGCTTAGAGAGCCACTTGGCTGCAATGTTCACTGTGGGATCTTCACCACCATCACACATAGGCTGGTTGCCATCCTTGATGTACAGGAAACCACCTCTGTCTGCAATGATTCCCTTGGCAATACACTTACGGATAAGTACCTTATTGTCAAGGCTGTCATCGGTAACAATACCAAGGAACATCCTTGCATTCTTGGGGGCACTCTTAATGAGGTCAAGAATCTGTGTCTGCATCCATTCCTTTGTAGTCCTGTCACCATACTTCTTACCCATCATGGTCTCTACCACAAGCCTCAGAATGTCAGCATCATCTGCAATCTTACCAAGCTTCATCACTGCCTGTATAGTAACATCGGTATTACTCTGGGCAAGCTTGCTCTCCTGATTCTCCCTGATAATAACAAACTCATAGGTCTCCTTAGGTCTGGCTTCCCACTCTTCCCATGAAGGACAAATCTTATCCTTGTTGGCAAGCAGTATCTTCACTGCAATGTAATCCACTGGCTTTGAGAGGTCAAACCTATTATCCCGCTTATGCAGGGTGACAATACCACTCCTTGCAGGGTTTGAAGTACTCCAATAGTTTTCATTTGAGGGCTGTTTGTAGATGCTCAAGGCATTAGGCATAAGTCCCATCTCATGTTCCAAAAACTCCTTTTCCTCGTTGGTGAGGACATTGACAAAGTTGTTGCTCTTCTGCATCTTGGGAACACAGTATGTCCTGAAGCCAGCATCATGCATACCATCACTCATAATATGATTGGGGTCTTGTACCATGCCTGTCTTCTTGGGCAACTTCCTTACAATGACTATTTCATTCCTCAAGCAACTTTTCATCTCTTTACTCTTCTCTTCCATTTTTTGTTTACTTTTATTTTGTTTGTCTTTAATCTGAAAAAGCCTCGGAGAGGGATACCTACTTTCCCTCTCCTTGGCTTAAATCCTACTCAAGAATGTCAGGCATTACCCTTACAGTCCTTGTGGGGTCCCAAACCACGATACCGATGTCTGCCATCTTATGAATGGTGGCTGCATCCTCATCATTGGTCATGTGGTCATTGTTCCATTCTCCAGTGAAGGGGTTACGCATACCTGCCTCGTAGCCACGCCACTCATCAGGATGACCCTCAATAGCACACTTCTGGATATTAGGTTCCTGGGTAGTACCAAGGTCAAGAATATCGTAGATGTAAGAGCTTACAAGACCTCCCTCAGGATGCTCAAGCTTCAGACCACTGACACTCTTGTTGTCCTTACTCTGGTCAATTTCAAGGGTAATCTTAATACCCATAGGAGCGATAAACTCAAATACCTGAGGAACGGCAACTCCAACACCACCACCCCAAGGGGCTGCGGGATTGTTGACCTTCTTCATCAGGCCAAGGTTTGTACCCTCAAAGTTGAACATTCCCTTCCAGCCTGAACCATCAGCAAGGGCTTCCTTCTGGAACTTGGCTCCACCACGCTCACCAGTCCTGATGGTGACACTCCTCTTATTGAAGTCTGCCTTGCCTGCAAACAGATTGTAGAGGGCTTCCTCAATAGGCTTCAACACAGAGTCGTTGTAGTACATGACATTGCCACCATTCTCCATCTGGGCATACAGGGCATCACCAGTCTTGATGACATCACCAGAAACGCCAAAATTGGTATATTCACCATTCTTGTTCCTGTTGCTCCTACCCCAGGCATGGGCATAGTTCTTATAGTCATTGAAGGTTTTTTCCAACTCAAAGTCCACATTCAGCATCCAAGCATTGACAGGAGTAGGCTTGGTTCCCTGACCCTTGTTCACGGGTACTGCAATAGCCAGCTTGTCATCCATCATGTCACCAGATACCTTGTGATGGATACGGATCATACTCCACTCATTCCTCAGCGTTGCAGGAATAGCATGACGGATACCACCAACTTTCCTAGAAAGACCACGCTCTACAAAGGCTGCACCATAAGAGAACTCCTCACCAGGCATCAGACGCTCTGCGGGTACACCATCAGTAATACCGGCCATTGTCTCTACCTTATAGACATACTTGGTTCCTTCTTCCCTTGCATCCTCAAGGATACGCAGAGGATACTTGTTACCAAGAGCACCCTCAACAGTCTCTCCCTTGAAGAACCAATGCTCATCAAATACCAGATAGAATGGCTGCGTGCCTGCGCCTACATTCTTCGTGTAGCTGGCATCTACCACAACACCATCTTCATCACGACATTCTACCAAGGGGATAACCCTGTCAGTTGAACCTGTTACATTCCAAATGTACTCTTCTCCATTGGGGAAGGTCTTCGTAGGAAGTCCTGCCAACATGGTGTCAAGGGTCTTACCTTTCTCAAATGCCATCAACTGAATCCACATGTTGTTGACCTTCTGTGTGGAAGTACCGAAGATGCTATTGATATGAGTCTTCTTGGTAATGTTGGGTGCCCAAGCAGTGAAATGCTGCATCGTAAATTTTCCAATTTGTCCTGCCATAATCAATCAAAATTAATCATTAAAAAACTATTTTACTTTCCCTGTTATCTTCTGTCAAAGCGGTAGCAAATTATTCACTCTTCACTATTCACTTTTCCTTTATATCGCCAAATCCCACTTCTCTCTATCCTCTGGAGGGGTGTTGGCCAGATTCAATGTGCCGTCACCATTCCTCCTTGAGTTGTTCAGTAGATTGCCTACTTCTGCAAAAGCACTCTTGCTTTGTTTCTGTGCCTTG